CTCTTGTGGCGTGGCGCTCAGACGATCGCTCAGTGGTGGAGTACACCGAAGGTCCAGTTTGAGGATAATCCTGCGAATCAGTTGCAGGTCACGATCAAGCCTGCCGGGCGTGCTCAGGTCGCTGCGTGGTTCCAGGGGTTCCGCGCGCTGATGAATGAGCAGGCTGGGCGTGCTGGTGGCATTATCGGTGTGAGCCTCGCGGAAGCGATCTTTGGTTCCTCGTCGAAGCGGATCCGCGCGAATAAGGGTCAGGCGATCGCTGATTTCGTGTTCGTGTATTCGGGCTTGTGGGTCTTTGAGGCTGGCTCGAATCTGGCGAAGAATCTGTGGACTGGTTTCACGGGTCGGATGCGCGAGCTTGGCAAGGGGTTCACTGACTTGTTCCGCGAGATCCTGAATGCGTACAACCCGTTTGATGCTGGGCGTAGGCTCGGGGGACAGCTGCTTGAGGGCGCTAAGGCTGCTGTCAGGCGTGGCACGCCGAGCATTTCGAATACGATCACGAGGAGTGTGCGTGATGCGATCCAGTCGTCGCGTAGCGCGCTTGCTGGCGCGGCTGGCTCGCTTGGTGGTCTCGTCGCTGAGATCATTGGTGGCACGAGTCCTGAGGCGAAGCGGGCGCGTGAGATTCGCGCACAGCAGAAGCGTGAGGCGGACGCGCGTGAGGAAGCGCGGTTGCGTGAGGCGATCGCGCAGGCCGAGTCGGATGATGAGCGTCGCCTCGCGCAGCGTGATCTTGATGATTTCCTGCTTGATCAGGAGGCGCAGCGGCTCGAGGAGAGTGTGGCGCAGCAGCAGACTGCGGCGCAGAAGAGCATCGCTGACCTGACAGAATCGTTCAATCAGGGCTCGATCAGTGCGGACCAGTTCTCCGCTTCGCTGAACGCGATCATTGGTGGGAATCGTGGCGAGGAGTTGGGCGCCGCGTTCGCGGGCGCGTTCAATCGCGAGCTCGAGACGATCCTGAATACGGCGCGGGATATCTTCGCAGTCATTGGCACTGGCGGCAAGTTGGCGGCTGGTGCGGGTACTGAAGTGTCGGATACGTTGCGATCAGAGAACCAGCGACGCTTCAAAGCGGCGCATGATGACTGGAAGAAGAATAAGAAGTCTCGCAACGCAGAGCTCAAGGACCTGTTGGAGATCCCTGAGAATAAGCGCACGAACAAGCAGAAAGATCGCATCATTCGTCTGCGCGAACTCTTGAAGGAGCCAAAGCGTGAGGCGTATGGTCTCGCCCTTGGCGGCGTGCTGAATAAGCAGGTCTTCACGGCTGGTGAGGCTGGGCCTGAGGCTGTGATGCCGTTGACGGGGCGTGGTGGTGACATGCTCCGGGACGCGCTCGGCCTGGGTAATCGTGGCGGCGCCCAGGTCATCAATCTCACCGTGAACGCTGGGCTTGGTACGAACCCTGACGAACTGTCCCGCGTGATCGTCGATTCGATCAAGCGGTACGAGCGGCGGAACGGGCAGGTCTTCTCGGGTCCGCTGGTGTCGTCGACGGCGACGGCGTCTGGTATTCAGTCGACTGATGCTGGGCAGGCGACGTTCCTTAGGGCTGCGCGGAGGGGCTAGTGGCGACGCCCGAGTTGCTCGTCGAGATCGGTCTGGACTTGTCGTCCGTTGGTGGCCCGTTTTTCACGTTCGGGTCGAGTGATGTCGTCGCGGATAACCCGCAGAGCATCTTTGACAATACGACATACCGTTTCGGTGGGACGCTCTTCTATGACGTCACGGATCGGGTCCGTAGTGTCACGATCAATCGTGGCCGCAGCCGCGAGCTTGACCGCTTCACGACGGGCTCGGCCAATCTGAGCTTTACGAATCAGGATCGCGCGTTTGACCCGTTCTATACGGCGTCGCCGTTCTATCCGGACATCCGTCCTCGCCGTAACATCCGCGTCAGCACGATCGTGAATGGGTCGACGGCTGTGCAGTTCACGGGCCTCGTCGAGGATTGGGGACTGGATTATGACGTGCGGGGAGAGTCGACTGCGTTCGCCGCGTGCGTTGATGGCTTCATCCTTTTCGGCGGCCAGCAACTCGACTTCGGCACGGCCACACCACAGACGAGCGGCGAGCGTATCGAAGCGATCCTAGACCGGCCCGAAGTCGCCTGGCCCGCTGGGCTCCGCGATATTGACACGGGCGCGCAGGACTTCGGTGATGACATCATCGATCAGGGACGCGAAACACTCGACTACTTGCAGCTTATTGAGGCGTCCGAGCCGGGCCAGCTCTTCATGAGTAAGGACAATAAGGTCACGTTCCGGGATCGCAACACGGCCGCCGTGCCGGGCACTGTGGTCTTCTCCGACGCATTCCAATAGGTAGGATGATGCTATGACGTACTCGCCAACATACCCGGGTGGTTGGGAAGACTTTCCGAATACGAGCACGCCGATCACGGCTGCCGCGCTGAACACGATCGAGTCGGGCATCACGAGCGTCACTGACGAGGTGGATGGCGCGTGGGTCGCGTACACGCCGACGCTTGGAAATATGAGCATCGGCGACGGCACGATCGAGGCGAGCTATAAGAAGATCGCCAGCCTGGTCGTTGTCAAGGCGATCATCACGCTCGGCTCGACGTCGTCTATCACTGGCATCGTGACGTTCTCTCACCCGGTCACGTCAGTATCTACGGATATCGGAACGCCGCTTGGTAACGCGGTAATGGTGGATGGGTCGATTGTGTATCCGGCTTTCGTCGTCGTGAATAATGCGACCGCGAGTGTCCAGTTCCGCGTGTTCGGTGCATCATCGACGTATGCGACGACGTCGGCTGCGTCGCGTGTGAATGCGACTGTGCCGTTCACGTGGGCGTCGGGTGACATCATGCGTTTTCAGTACGCTTACGAGGCCGCGTAGCGCGTGAGTATTTTCCCGTCGGCGACGACGTATCCGGGGACGGCTATCTATCCGGATCCGGATGCGATCCCATATACCGCGTTGACTGTGACGTACGGGACGGAACTCCTCTATAACCGTGCTGTCGTGTCTAACGTCGGCGGTACGCCGCAGACGGCGGAGAATGCGGAATCCATCGCCGAGTATGGTGTCGTGTCGCTCGAGCTGAACGGTCTATTGATCGACGAGGATGCAGACTGCAGCGCGCTCGCGAACTATATCGTCAACAAGTATGCGGACCCCGAGTTGCGTTTCGACACTATCGAGGTGCAGCTCGCCGGCTTGACTGAGTATCAGCAGGAGCGCGTTCTCGGTATCGAGTTGACGGACGTGATCCGTGTCGAGCATCAGCCGAACGGCATTGGTGATCGTGTCGTGAAGGATGTCCAGGTCATCGGCATCCGGCATGATGCGCGCCCCGCGTCGCATACCATCACGTTTCAGTTGGCGTCAACGGACACGGCCGCGTTCGTCTTCGCCGCCGGGACCGCCGTCGCCGATTATCCGTACAGCGTTTTTGACTCGTCGCCATTCGGCCTATAGGGAGGGTAAGATACTGTCATGGCTTGGACTACGCCCGGAACCGCCACCGCTGGTGAGGTACTGACCGCTGCTTTCTGGAATGAGCAGGTCAGGGACAACCTACAGGCTGTTTACACGAACTTTGCAAGTGATAGCAAAATCGACACTCAGTCCACCAGCGTAGCCGCTGGGGCCACCACGACTGTAACTGGTCTTAGCATTTCACATGCTGTCGCAAGCGCATCAAACTATGTTGTGTTGCTTTCGTCTGTCCAGCTTGGTAGTCCCAGTACGGCAGATTCGCGCGGTTTCGGATTGAATATTCTTGCTGGCGGATCGACAGTAACCGGATGGGTCCCAGCAGCCGCAGGTAGTCGTAGCACTGTGTTTTCGAAGTCTACGAATCTCCATACTATTCAAATGTCGTGTCTTGTGGCGATGGCTGTCTATACTCCTGGATCAACTTCTCCTGTTACTTATGGAGTCCAGTTGAAGAATGTTTCCTCATCCACGACCACTGTATATGTCAACTATTGTCAGACAGATGGCAATGCCGCCGAGTGGCCTCGCGGCGCGTCCGGCCTTTTCTTGTGGGAGTTCGGCGGATGATCCCTGATTTCGATATCGCAACGGTCGTCGAGTATCTACGCCCGGGTTGTGTTTGGTCTGTCAACGCGAACGATTGGGATCAGTTCGAATGGCTTGACGAAAGCAAAGCTCCGACGTTCGCTGAGATTGAGAAGGCGGCGGTTGAGGCGCATCGGGAACTAGCGTTCGGATTCATTCGGTCGCAGCGTAATGATCTTCTAGCCGCGTCGGATTGGACACAGGCGGCGGATGCTCCTGTTGATGCAAAGGTATGGGCTGCGTATCGTCAGGCTCTCCGTGACCTTCCCGCAAATATCACGGACCCGACGGCAGAGATCAAGTGGCCGGAGCCTCCGAAGTAGTCATGAGTGACGACGAGATCAATCGCATCTTCCGCGCGCTCGATCGGATCGAGCAGCGCCTCGTGGATCTCGAGAAGGCTGAGGCGATGCGGCGCGGCTCGGATATGACGAAGGGCCAGCTCGTCGTGATCATCGGTGTCATCTCGGCGGCGACGGGTGCGGCGACGGCTATCATCAGTCAGGTCATCTAACCCAGGAGGGATAGACACTATGGGCACGATTTCGAATAAGGTTACGGCGGCGACGCTTGCTGCGGCTATCGTCACGCTTGTCGTGTGGCTCGCTGGTCTTGCGGGTGTGGAGATTCCTGAGGTCGCGCAGGGCGCGATTATTACGATCCTCGTCGCTGTCGCGGGGTACGTGACGCGCGATCCTGACCGCTTCGTCTGATGCAGCGCGGCGCGTATAAGCGCGCTTGTGTCGCGTATGCGAAGCAGGCGGGCATCAAGATCCCAAAGGGCATCAACTATCAGAACTCGTACGGGGCTCCTGCGCGCGAGCTGACGAAGCGCATTCAGGGTCGCAATAAGATCAAGCAGGACGGGAATATTACGCCGGAGACGCTCCTTGTCGTCGGCAAGTATCTTCCGGGCCCGCTGGCGTGGCGTGCGACGGCTTGTATGGAGCTTGTCGTCGGCCCGCTCGAGGTATGGGGCAATAATCGCGGCCCGTATGTCGAGCAGATTCAGCGTCTCGGTTCGGAGCTTGGCGCGGGCTCGTGGCCGTGGTGCGCGGCGACGACGTCGTGGGCGTATCGGTGCGCGGGTTGGAAGTCGTGGGTCGCGTTCGTGAAGGCCGAGCACGAGGCATGGGTGCCGGCGTGGCTGGCCGCTGCTCGAGCCGGCAAGTACGGGATGAGCATCGTCACGAATCCGCGTCTCGGGCGGCGTGGCGACGCGATCACATTCGACTGGAATGGTGGCGATGGGACACCGGACCATATCGGACTGATCCGCGCCCGGCCGAATCCGGCAACGCTGAACGTGCGGACCGTCGAGGGCAACACGAGCCCTGGCGAGGCTGGCTCGCAGGATGATGGCGGCGGCTTGTGGCTCAGGACGCGGAACGCGGCGAAGCCTCAGCAGCTGATCAGGATCACTTAGGCAGGACTCTGCGTGCGCGTAGCGTACGATTAGGGACACTCGCGAGGAGGGAACCTATGGGAATCGCTGATGAGATCAGGCAGGCGAGCGCGCCGAAGCCGCCAGTGTGCGCGGTGTGTGCTGCGCTCGATCAGATGCAGCCGAAAGATAGGGATGACGTTGATCAGTGCCTTGCGGATGCGAGCATTCCGGGGGCGGCGATCGCGCGTGTCCTGCATGAGCACGGCTATAAGCTGAATCCGGATGGGAAGCAGGTCCGGCGGCATCGCAGGACGTGCCTTTGATGAGTATCCGCGATGACATCGAGCGTGATCTGAAGATCGCCGAGCTCGAGGAGGCACTACGCCGGACTGAGCGGAATCTGGCCCGGTCGAAGGCGAAGACGGCGGATCTCGTGCAGGCGGTGTATCAGGGCGCGAAGGATGCGGCGCTTGTCGCTGGGTCGCCGAAGCGTGTGAAGGCGAAGCCGGAGAAGGCGACGAAGGATCATGCGGAGACGGCGCTCCTGCATCTCACGGATACGCATATTGGTGCGGTGACGGAGTCGTACAACACGCTTGTGGCGGAGCGTCGCATCATGGACACGATCGGTAAGACGATCAAACTAGCCACTATCCAGCGTAAGGATCATGATGTCCGACATTGCGTCGTGATCATCGGCGGCGACCTTATCGAGCAGACGGGACAGTTCCCGCATCAAGCGTGGGCCGTTGACGCTTCGACGTTCCAGCAGCTCTTCGATGCGGCGCGGATCATTGAGCAGGCTATCGTGACGCTCGCCGACGAGTTCGACTCCGTGACTGTGTATCTGACGCCGGGTAATCATGGGCGCGTCGGGCGAGGCAAGGGACGCCAGTCGCTGGATTACGAGTCGGAGACGAACTGGGATCGCATCGTCGGTCGGATCATCGGCGAGCGCATCGAGCATGACGAGCGCATCGCGTGGGTCTTCCCCGAGTCCTGGTACTCGATTGTGGAGATTGGCGCGTATCGTGCGCTTGCGCATCACGGCGATACGATCCGCAGCTTCGGGGGGAATATCCCCGCGTACGGCATTCTGAAGAAGCATCTGGCGTGGGCGAGTGGTGTGATGCCCGAGTTCCAGGACGCGTACCTCGGCCACTTCCATACGCCGATGCAGCTCGCCCTGAATAATGGTGGCCGCGTCTTCGTGACGCCGTCGCTCGCGGCGACTTCGCTGCCGGCGCAGCGGTTGCATTTCGTGGATCCGAAGCGTGGGCGCGTAACGGCAGAGTATCTCCTGCACCTCGATTAGGGCAAAAAGAAAGCCCCGCCGCCCGGAGGCGACGGGGCGAGTTCACGCTGACGCTAGGAAACGGCGTCGTAGTGGGGCGTGCGGTTCGTATTGTCGTGCTTATCGATCAGGTCGGCGTCGATGCCGACGAGCGTCAACTGATATGTAGCGTCCTGCCACCGACTGCTCGCGTTCTCAGCGACCTGATCAAGGCGACGGGCGGCTCCACCGTTCTTCGACTCGCCTTTCATGTACTTGGCGAAGGCTTCGTCGGCGCGCTCCCACGCCTTGCGATGCTCCGTGCGCGCTTCGCGGTACTCCGCGATCATGTCGGCAATGCGGATCGCGTCGGCGGTCGTCGTCTTCACCAGTTCGTATGTGTCCATGTCCTGCTCCTTGTGGGCGGTGGTGGTTGCCATGAGAGAAGTATGCATGACCATCCCA